GAAAATAACGTCAAAAACAAGCCTATGTGGTGGGTAAACCGCTATATTTATGGTTCATTCTTGTATGCAGAAGGCAAAGTTTACCCTAAATCTGCAGCTGCGGTAGTGGACGATTTCCCAATTCCGCAAGGATGGAAACGAATTCTGGCGTTTGACTACGGATTATCGGACGATGCGGTGTTCATTTTGGGAGCAATCGACGAAGAAAAAGGTATTCTGTACATTTATGATGAGTGTCGAAGCAATGATAACAATATTGAGACATTGGCTGCACTTTTCCATGAGTTCACTAAGGATATTCCTGTCGGAGGATGGGTATGTCCTCCTATCATTGACCCAAAATCGGGACCTAAACGAGACTATGACAAGAAAAGCTTGAGTGACCATTTCTTAGACTACGGCATTAGCTTTATCCCGGGGTTCATTAACGTGGATGCCCGTATCTTCAGAACGAATACATACATTGAGTCAGGAAGACTCAAGATTATGCGTAAGTGTAGAGCTCTGATTGAGGAGCTTGACAACTACAAGTTCAAGGCTGATGAAAGCGTTATGTCAGGTTTTACAGGAAAGCCGGAAGACAAAGACAATCATGGTATCAATGCTATGGAATGGATTTGTATGGAACTTCCTGCAGACCCTAAGAATCTGTTGTACGGGGTGTATAACAGACAGGGGGTAGACATTTCTAAGGAACTGGTAGAAGACGAAGCTAAAAGAGACTACTGGGCTTTAGCTGAAACCGAACCAGAGTATCAGCTCATGGATGAAGCCCCATTTGAAATAGTAGATTATAACATGTGGTAAGGAGGACAATAATGAAAGTGTTTATTTCACAGCTTATGAGAGATAAGCGAGAAGATGAAATTATACGCACACGAGCTGCTGCAATCGAGTACGCAAGAAGAGTGTATCCAGATAAGGACCTGGATATAATTGACTCATACTTTACAGACTATACACCTTCAGGTGAAAGAGCTGCAATGAAGTACCTTGCAAAATCAATCGAGCTACTAGCTGATGCGGATGTAATAGTATTTGCACCCGGCTGGAAAGACGGCAGAGGCTGCAGAATTGAACAGTTATGTGCTCAGGCGTATGATATTCCAAGAATCTATCTGCCTGAAGATTACCCTATATAGGAGGAAATTATGACTAATACTAAATTTATAGACGTAGCAAAACAGACAATCTGCGATTACTTCAATAAGGACAAGAATCCTGAGAAGGAAGCGTTACTTACAAAGGACGATATTTATGTCGTGTGGATTTGTAAGACACTGCAGAACCATAAAGGTCTGCTTTCAACGACTGTACCAGATGGTATGTACTATGAGTGTACTTATAACGGAGACAAGGAAGAAATGTACTTCGACGCTTACCAGAAGGTCCACAACGAAGCAATCCCTATTGGGGTAGGAGGTTAATTATGGAGCTGTCATTAGCGTTTTTATTAGCAATAGTGCTGGTGGTGTTAATAATCCGAGGTGTGAATATTACCATCAATGTTAAGCACGAAACCCCTACGATTGAAGGCATTTCTGATACGTTGTACGACGAGAAAGGTGACGCCGTAGGGGATGACGGTAAAGACTATATGAAAGAACTTTTGGCAGAAATACACGATATAATGCAGGAGGATAACGAGGGATAAACAAGCTTTTAATGAAGACCGTTTACTTGCCCGTATGAAAGAACATTACGAGCTGGGTAAACGATATTATATGAGAGCACACAAGAAGATGCGTCTCCTGAACTCTACAGACCAGGGTGATTTGTGGAAAGCTTTAAGAGCTAAATTCCCACCTTATCAGCTGTTACCTGACACAAACTTTGTGAGCTATGTTAAGACTAATATACTTGCGAGCTTGTATACGGTCACAAAGTCTGCAGAAATCGTTCCGACATCGGAACATGACCAGGAGGTTTGTACTCTGCTCAACATTGCCTTGGAACACGAGTGGGATAAGAACACGGTAGGATACTATCAGTTCTTGGCTGGAGACAGAGCAGCTCTGTTGAACTTCGGTATTACCCAGGCGTTCTGGGATGAAAAGAAGAAACAGGTGGGGTACAAGAACATTGACCCTATGCGTTTTATGAGAGACCCGTTTGCGGATAATCTTGAAGACGCAGGGTGGTGTATGACTTATAACAGTTATCACAAATCAATGTTCACGAAGCACCCGCTTTATAAGAAGGCGTTCAAGGAAAAGGTAATTGATAAGAAGGTGTCTTCATCTACAGAGTCAATTCCTGAGTACAATGAAAAGCCAAACATCAATGGTAGTAAGGACCACTACAATCTCTTTATTATATGGGAGAGACAGGGTGATGGTACTATAAACGAGATACATACAATCGACAATAGTATTCTTCTGTATTTCAAGAAGGATATTAAACCGAGGATGTATCCGTTTGCAGAACTGTACTGTAACTTACCAGGCTCTTCACTGATTGGTACGAGTGAGCCTGCGAAGATATTCGCAAACAATCTTGTCTACAACTTGATGGACAGTATTGCTTATACAGCTGAGTATAAGAACCAGCGTCCACCTAAGTTTATAAGCAGCCAGTCAGGACTGAACGTAGCAGCGTTTACGAAGCATGGTAACGAAGCTGACCGTACATTCGTTGTAAATGGAGACGCTTCAAGAGCTGTACACTATCATCAGTTCCCACAGGTAAGTAATGCGTTACCTAACATGCAGAACATGTTGAGTAATAATATGCAGCTTGTATCAGGTGTAGACGGAAGATATACAGGAAGAGATACAGGTTCGATTATTACAACAGGTGGTACGGAAGAAATGCTCAATAGAGTAACTCTGATTGATACTCCTAAAGTGATGAACTACGAGGCTTATACAAAGAAGCTGACTGAACTCACTTTAAGAATGATGTTAGAGTTTGCCCCTAAGAGAGCGTACCTCGTGAAGGATGAAACAAAGAGTACACCACGACAGGCTGTTTTTGACACTGTCGAAGTAGACTTTCCTAAGATAGATGCGGAAACTGTATTTGAGTATGCTATTCAGATTAGTTCAGAACTCCCTAAGAACAAGCAGAGAGTTCAGGCTTGGGCTAACAACATGATGGAAAAACAGATGCAGTATCAGCAGGCTGGAGTGGGTGTTGACGTAATCACACCTGAAGAATGGATTAAGTACCAGGATGTACCTTATAAAGAACAGCTGTTACAGCGTATGGGCTTGCAGAGTCGAGTAGACGCTTATCTCGAAGCGGAAACTGTAGTAGCAGAATACGCTGCAATGTTAAACGAGGGAGTTATGCCTGAAGATGCAATGGCAATGGCAGCTCAAGGTTTAGAAAACATGAGAGCTGGGGAGCCAACACCATATCAGCAGGGACTTCCAAACGGTCCTGTAGCAGCACCCGAGATGTAGTATATAAGTCAAGTTTCAACACAATATATAGTGTGTGAGGCTTGACTTTTCTACTATATGTAGTGTATAATTATACTATATAATGAATAAGGATTCCTCCACCTTACGGAGAGTACAAAAGAGTTATTGGTTTACACCGTTCCAATAACCAGAAAGGAAATACGGTAGATATGGATGAAAAAGACATTATAGCAGGTTTTGAAGATTTGTTCGGAGGGACTCCGGAACCAGAAGATGTGACTGAACCTCCTGAGGATACACCTGAGGACCCAGCACCAACTGATGAACCAGAGGATAAACCCGATGAACCAGAAAAACCCGAAGACAACCCCGAAGATACTCCTGAAGACAAGGATGATGAGGGGCAGACCCCTGAAGATAAGCAGAAGGCTCGACAGAATTTCGAGTTTGCAAGGCTTAGAACAGAAAACAAAAAGCAGGCAACCTTAATTAAGAATTTAGGGAAGGTAATTGGCATGGATGCTTCAGCAACTCCTGATGAGATTGCTACAAAAGTCCAGGAGCTGATTATTCAGAAGCAGGCTAAAGACTCAAACGTTCCTGTAGAAATGTTGCAGCGTATACAGGAATTAGAAGACATTGCTGCAGAAAACACAAGAATAAAACTTGAAAACGAAACTCAGATGGCTTTTACAAATCTCGCTGAGAAATATGATTTAGACTCTGCTGCATTAACAGAGTTCGCAACCTACTTAGGAGAGAACGGTAAGAACCCTCTTGAAGGTGTAGAGGTAGATATTGAAGCAGAATATATCAAGCTCCACCATGAGGACATTGTTAAGGCAGCTGTAGCAGCAGCTTTAGCGGAAGAGACTCAGAGACAGGAGAAGGTTGACCAGCACGCAGGGACAAGAGTTCCTGGAAGTACGGGTGATTCGGGTGACAGCGGTAAAGATAAAATCGAGACTGTTGCCGACCTGGATAAACTTTTCTCAGGCATGGAGTTGTAATCGCCAAATAGATAGGAGGAATCTGAAATGGCAGACTTATATCTCAATGCGTTAGCTCCAACGGCTGACATCAACACTATGGTTCAGTTAGCAAACAAGACAGCTAATCTGACAAACCCAGAAGTATTCTACAGCAAACAGCTGTTAGACACTATTCGTATCGACGCAGTACACTTTAAGTACTACAAACTGGCAGATGAATCACCTATTCAGAACAAAGCTGACAAGCTTACAGTAAGAAGATGGGCTCCTCTCCAGGCACACACAGTACCTCTCGTGGAAGGCGTTCCACCAAAATCAGATAAGGGTTCTGTAGAAAAGTACGAACTGGAAGCACACCAGTACGGACGTTATATGGAATTCTCTGATAAGGTGGATTTCGCAGTGGTTGACCCAGTGCTCGCACACTACTCAAAAGAGTATTCAATCGTAGCAATGGAAACCCTCGACATGCTCGCAAGAGAAGCACTGTTCGCAGTAGCAAATCCGTTTTATGCAAATCAGGCTGCAAACTTTGAGGCTCTGACTGTAGATGGTTCAAGACCATCATTCACTGACCTCAGACTTATCGCTCTTAACTTTAAGAGGGGTCTGGTTAAGCCAAGAAACGGCAGAAACTATCGTGTAATCTGTTCACCAGAGTTCACATACGATATGATTGAAGACCCAATCGTAGAAAAGTATATGACTATCAACCAGACTACAAAGGATGCTTACGATGGTTCAACTCTGTTCCCACTGTTCGGACTGGAGTTCGATGAATCTCTCGTAGTTCCTGCTTCAGGAGACTGCTTTGTAGCTCAGGGTGATGGTTCAGTCAAGGCAGGTAAGAGAATCGTTCGTGAGAAGGAAGACGGTACTTTCGAGTACGCAACTATCTCAGAAGATACTCCACTTGATGCTGACAACGCTGGTGGTGCTAAAGTATGCACTACAGAAGCTGTAGGTGGTTACGTGAAAGACTCCAGAACAGGGCAGGATGCTTCATACATCCCAAATCTGAAGACTTGGAACATTGAGAACCTGAACTATCCTGGTGCTGATGGTGTAAACCACAACGACTGGGTAGAACTGAAGGTTCACCACATTCTCGTAGTTGGTAAGGACGCTCTTACAAGAACTGGTCTTGCCGGAGAAGGTGGAACTAAGATGTACGTTAAGCAGAAGGGTTCTGCTGGTGTACTGGACCCAATCGACCAGAGACAGTCAATCGGGTTCAAGATTAACTCAGTTGGTTTCGGTAGCACAAGAAATGAAGCTATCGTGGACTATCAGTGTGTTCCTTCTACTGCTAACCTTATTGGTTAGTAGTAGGAGTACTATATTAGGAGGGTGCAATGGCTACTAAAGAAAAGACAACAGCAGCCACAGTCAAGAAAGCAGCTGAGAAATCACTGCAGGCTGTGGAAATGAAAAGAAGGTCTTTACTGAAGACTTATAAAGATGAGGAGAAGGTTCCTGTAACAATCTCGCCACTGTATAAGCCTTACTTCGGGGCTTCAATGACAGTGAGCATCAATGGAATTT